ACCTCCGGCTCCGGGCGCGCGAATTTCCGCCAAATAACGAGGTTTTTAGACAACCATGGGACGCCGAGGACGCCTTCCGAACCCCAAAAGCCGCCGGGCGCTCGCCGGGAAGTACGCGCCGGTCCGCGTTCCGACCCCGGGGCCGGTGTCGCCTCCCGAGTCGGTCACCTCGAGGCCGGCCGCGATCCGGTTCTGGTCGATCCACGCCGAGACGCTGGTCGCGCTCAACCGACTCCGTCCCGAGCTGGTCGAATCGTTCGCGCTCCTCTGCAACTACGCCGCCGACATCGAGCAGCTCGCCCAGGTCGTGGCCGAGGAGGGTTGGGTCACCGCACAAGGCAACGGCCAGGCGGTGAGTCCGGTCGCGAAGCTCCTGCGTGACTCGCGCCGGGACTTCGTTACCCTCTCGAAGGAGTTCGGGCTGACCGCCGCATCGGCGGCCCGACTGCCGCAGGAGGTGGCGGATGGCAAGGAAGACAAGGTCGAAGCGAACCCGCTCCGCGCGTTCGGGATCACGGGGTAGACCCGAGGCGGTCCCCGGCTACGCGTTCGACCAATCGCGAGCGGATCGCGTCTGCGGTTTCCTGGAATCGGTCGTGACCATGACCGAGGGCCGATGGGCCGGAAAGCCGATGCAGCTCATGCCGTGGCAGCGTGAGTTCATCGAGAGCGTCTACGGTTGGGTCGACTCCGCCGGCACCCGCCGATACCGCCGTGCCGCGCTCTGGATCCCGAAGAAGAACGGGAAGAGCCAGACGATGGCCGGCCTCGCGCTCTATCACCTCCTCGCGGACAACGAGCCCGGAGCGTTCGTGGCTGTCGCGGCGTGTGACCGTATCCAGGCGGGGATCATCTTCCGGGCGATCGCCGCCAGCGTGCGGGCCTCGCCGTTCCTCTCCGAGATCCTCGAGGTCGTGGACTCGCGGTCGACGATCGTCCACAAGGCGAGCGGCTCGCGGATCGTCTCGATGTCGGCCGACGCCCACCGGGCGGAAGGCATCAACGCCTCGGCCGTGATCGTGGACGAGCTCCACGCCCACCGGAAGCCGGACCTCGTCCGCGCCTTGATCTACTCCGGTGCCGCGAGAACCCAGCCGCTCGTCGTGGCGATCTCAACGGCCGGCTCCGACCGGAACGGGATCGGCTACGAGTGGTGGAAGGACTCCGAGATGGTGGACCAGGTCCGCGGCGACCCGGCCACGAACCCGACCTTCTACGCGAGGATCTATGCGGCCGACCCCGAGGACCCCCGCGGCCTCGCGGACCCGGAGGTGTGGCGGGAGGCGAACCCGTCCCTCGGGACCACGATCGACGAGAAGGCGTTCGCGTCGGACTATGCCGATTCGTTGACGATCGCGACGAAGAGATCGGCCTTCCTCAGATACCGGCTCAATATCTGGGTGGAGCACGACGGTAGGTGGTTCGACTCGGAGAAGTGGGCCGCGTGTGGCGGCGAGCCGGTCGAGCCCCTCGAGGGCCGAGCGTGTTGGGTCGGCGTCGACATCGCGGACAACACCGACATGACGGCGGCGGCGTTCCTCTTCCGGTCGGAGGACGGAACCTACGATGTCGCGATGCGGTACTGGGTGCCGGAGGACACGGTCGGCGAGGCGGAGCGCCGCCGGAACCTCCCCTATTCGACGTGGATCCGCGAGGGCCTCGTGATCCCCACGCCCGGCGCCCGGCTCGACCACGAGGCGGTCGCCCGCGACATCGTGGCCTTCGGCCAGAACCACCGCATCCTCGGGATCGCATCCGACCCTTGGAACGTCGGCCCGCTCGCGACATTCCTCCAGCGGGAAGGGTTCACGGTGACCTCGGTCCCGCAGAACACGAAGACGCTCAACGTCCCGTCGAAGATGCTCGAAGGGTTGGTGGTGGAGCGGAAGCTCCGCCACGCCGGCCACGCCGTCCTCGCCTTCAACGCCAACAACGTCTGTTGCTACGCCGACGCCACGGGGTGCATCAAGCCCGAGAAGAAGGGGAAGGACGAGAAGATCGACGGCGTCGCGGCCCTCGTGAACGCGATGGCGCTGGCGTCCACGGCCTCGAACGAGGCCGAATCGTGGGACCTCGTGGAGTTGTAGGCAACTTCAACGGCTCCGGGGTGCCGCCTTACGGTTGACGGTTCCCAAGGGACCGCCCCGTGATCCGGCAAGCCACCGAAAACGAACCGTGGGAGATGCGTCAGATCGACTTGCCCGGGTGGCAGTCGAGCCTGTCCCAGCTTCCGCTCGTCCAGTGGATCGACGGCTGCTCGGTCAACGGACACCACGGCGACGTGATCCAGGAGCTCTCCGTCACCGCGATTCTCGCTTGCGTGAGGTTCCTCGCCGAGTCGATTGCCTCGATGCCGATGCAGCTCTACCGGTCGTCCGAGGACGGCGGCCGGGTGAAGGCCAGCGGCCTCCCGCTCTACGAGGTGCTCCACAACCAGCCGAATCACTGGCAGTCCTACTTCGAGTGGATGGAGCAGCTCGTCACGCATACGGCCCTCTGGGGTAACTCCTACCAGCTCATCGTCCCCGGGGATCGCGGCTTCTGCTCGGAACTCTGGCCGCTCCACCCGTCGCGGATGACCGTCTGGCGCCTCGCGGACGGGAGCCTCGAATACCGCTACTACCAGAAGACGGGCGAGACGGCGGTCTATCGCCAGGACCAGATCCTCCACGTCCGGTGGATGTCTAACGACGGCATCGTGGGAATGGTCCCGGCTCAACTGTGCCGGACCTCGGTCGAGCTCGCCCGCAAGCTGGACGAAGCCGCCTCCTCCTACTGGGAGAACGCGGCCCGTCCGTCGGTCGTGCTCGAGACGAGCCAGCCGGTCCCCGACACCGCGATGGAGAAGCTCCGCCAGGCGTGGAAGCGGTTCTATGGCGGCACGAGGAACAGCGGCTCCACGGCCGTCCTCCCGAACGGCGTGACGGCGAAGGTGCTCGAGGCCGCGAGCATGGAGCAGAACCAGTACGCGGAACTCCGGAAGGAGATCACGATCGAGATCGCTCGCGCCTACCGCGTTAGCCCGGTGATGATCGGCGACCTCTCGCGGGCGACCTACTCGAACGTCGAGGGGGAGCAGCTCGGGGCGCTGGTGTGGAGCCTGACCCCGTGGCAGCGGCGGATCGAGGGTGCGATCCGGCGGTCGATCCTCTCGACCTACGGCTCGGACCTCTACTGCCAGATCGACTCCCGCGGCCTCCTCCGCGGCGACTCGGCGGCGCGTTCCTCCTACTACTCGTCGCTTTTCAACCTCGGGGCGATCTCGCCGAACGACATCCGCCGGCTGGAGGACATGGACCCGATCGCCGACAAGGCGGCCGACGAATACTACGTCCAGCTTGCGATGGCCCCGCTCGCCAAGGCGGCGGAGATGAGCGCGGCCGAGCCGGCCGTCGCCGTCCGCCACGCCGGCCAGCCGCGGGACGAGCTCGGCCGGTGGTCCGCCGTTGAGCAGGCTCCCGAGGATGCTCCGGCCGATGCCGGCGAGCGGTCGGAGTCCCAGGCCACGCCGGTCGCCGGCATCGTCGAGGTGCTCTCGCACCTGGCCGAAGGCCGGCTGACGCCGGACGCCGCCACCGCCTTGATCGCTGGAGCGTTTTCCATCACCGCCGAGGCCGCTCGGGCCATCGTGGACGGTGCCACGCCGAAGGCCGAAGCAACCGCCGAGCCAGCCGCCGAATCCGAAGGAGCCGCCGATGCCGTCGCCGCAACTTGAACGCCGATTCCTCCTGGCCGACGACCCGACCTACACGGTCGGCGTCGAGGAGCGCGACGGCGAGCCGGTGAAGATCCGCGGGACGGCGGCGGTCTACAACCGCGAGAGCCACAAGCTCGGGGACTTCCGCGAGGTGATCCTCCCCGGCGCGTTCACCGAGGCGCTCACGTCCCGGAAAAACGACGTGGTCGCGCTCTGGAACCACTCGAACGACGCGATCCTCGGCCGGCTGTCGAGCGGGACGCTCAAGCTTTCGACCGACGAGAGGGGCCTTCACTACGAGATCGACCCGCCGGACACGCAGCTCGGCCGCGACATCATGACGCTGATCCGGCGTCGCGACATCGTCGGCTCGTCGTTCGCGTTCACGGTGGACCCCGAGGACGAGCAGTACGACACCGACTCCAACGGCGAGACGATCCGCACGATCCGGAAGGTCTCCGGCCTGTTCGACGTGTCCGTCGTGGCTCACGCAGCCTACCCCCAGACAAGCGTCGCCGTCCGGTCCTTCGAGGAGTGGCTCTCTCAGCAGAAAGCCGCCTCGAAGGAGCCGGCGGTCAAGGTCTCCATGAGGTCCCGCGCCTCGCGGGCTCTCGCCGGAATCACCGCGAAGAGGTTGTCCCTCTATGTCCCACGGTCCCGCTGAGTGTCGCCGGTGTGGTTGCCGGATGAGGGTCGAATCCTCCCGGCCGGCCGGCCCCACGAGCCAGCTCCAGTACGTCAAGTGTCCTTCCTGCCAGTGCCGCCGGTCCCGCGTCGTGGACGCGGCGAGCATCTGGCGCCGTAAGAGGTAACCCGATGCCCGAGTTGAACCAGCAGACTATCGCCCTCGCCGTCGTGGCGCTCTTGATCGTCGGCCCTCACGCGAAGCGGTGGGTCTATCACACGCTCTGGCCGAACTCGGAGAAGTCCGACTTCCAGAAGAGCACGGTCGCGAAGCTGATCGACCTCCGGGACGACCTCGAGGCCAGCGGCTCGACGGCCTCGGCGAAGCTCGCCCGCGACTTGATCGTGTCCCTCGTGAACGGTGAGCAACGTCCGTGATCCGCGTCGCCTGCATCGTCTTCGTGTTCCTGGTGGCCGCCGCCTTGTTCCCGGTGAAACGGGAGGAGGCGTGCGCGGCGCCGCCGCGCGTCCTCGCGCCGGTGCGGAAGGTGATCGGCAACGCCTACGAGCGGGCCGTGGTGGACCTCGTCAACCGCGAGCGGACGCGGCGAGGTCTCCGTCCGCTGAAGGTCAACGAAAAGATGATGGCCGACGCTCGTGGGTGGAGCGCCACGCAAGCCAGCCGGCGGCGGATGTTTCACTCGAAGATGGGCTACGGGGAGAACGTCGCGGTCGGCCAGCCGACCCCCGAGGCGGTGATGCTCGCGTGGATGCACTCCCCGGGCCACCGGCGAAACATCCTCAACCCGAACTACTCGACGATCGGTGTCGGTCAGGTGGGCAACGGATCGCCCTACTGGACCCAGGTCTTCCGTTGATCCGTTGAAGAGGTGATCCATGAAGTATGTCGTCTGGTCGGTGTCGTTCGTGCTCGGCAGCGTTTGCGCCTTCGGCGTCCACGCCGCTGACTGCCACGGCAAGAAGACCCCGGTCGCCGTGAAGGCGGTCGAGGTCGACGTGGTCGAGGTCGATGTCGTCGGCACCGCCGCCGATCCGGTGGTGGTGGTCGAGGAGGATGTCGTCGTCGAGGGGAAGACGAACCTCCTCCGCAACCGGCGGAAGGCGAAGAAGGAGTTCAAGGCCACGACGGCCGCGGCTCGCGCCGGCAACCGGCTCGAGCGGTTCACGACGAAGGCGGTCGAGGCCGCCGACGACGTGTCGGAGCAGCGGTCGCTCGAGAAGCTCTACTCCAACTGAGCGAGGCCGGGCGATGCGAAGGATCGTCATCGCCCTGGTCGGGCTCTTGATCCTCCGGGGTGGCGTGGCGAAGAGGCCGCCCACCCCGGAGGCGGTGGCCCCGGTGGCCGAGGCGGCCGATCGTCCTTTCGATACATCCTTGTATCGGATTGATACCCGTCCCCGCGTCCGCGAGGTGAAGGAGCCGTCGATCTTCGTGGAGGGTGTGGCTCCGGCGGTGCGGGCGGCGCCGCCAGGGTACATCCCGGTCCTCCGGGACGCCTTCTCGCGGCTCCCGGACGCGGAGCGGTTCCGGTGTCCGATCGAGCCGGGGGACTTCATCACATGGACCCACGAGGCGTGGCACGGCGTGACGGCCGCGGTGAGCCCGCCGGGCGGGTACGGGATCTACTGCGGCGATGGGAAGGCGGTGATCTTCCGGAGCCATCCGAAGGTGACGATCGGCGAGGTCGCGGCGACGATCCCGAAGGACGACCGTGGGGCGATCTTTCCGCTCTACATGGTCGAGCAGCGGCGGTACTGGGACAAGCAACCGCTCTACCTCGCCGACGAGTTCAACTCCTACGTCGTCGGAGCGATCGCCCGCGACCAGCTCGGTTGGACGCGCCGCCAGGAGACGGAGCGCCACGCGGTTGAGATGGGACGCTACTGTCGGGCGATGGTCAAGCTCGCGAAGCACTGCGACCCAGAGTGGTCCGAGATGCGGAAGCTGGAGCGGCTTCTCGATTGGCAGGACGCGAGGCTCGCGGCGGTGATGACCGGCGGCCAGGACCTCGCGGCGGACTGAGGTCCGTTCTCCCGTAGTACCGGCCAACTTCAACGGCTCCGGAGGGCCTGTCGAGAATCCACGCTCCCCAAGCCACAAGGAGCTTTTTCGATGGAATCGACCATTCGCCGCAAGGCCCAGGACGAACTCGCCACGGTCACGACCCGCCTCGAGGAGCTCCGAAACCTGGAGGTCGTCGACGGCTCCGACGAGCAGGCTGCGGCCCAGCTCGAGATCGAGTCCCTCGACAAGCGCGGCGCCGAGTTGGTCAACACCATCGAGGCCCAGAACAAGCTCGACGCCCGTCTCGTCGAGATGCGGTCGAAGCTGGCCGGCGTTGCCAGCCCCGAGCCCCGGACCGTGGAGGCCCCGGCCGTTCACACCAGCCGGAGCGTGGTCGGTCGCTCGGCGCTCCGGATGTGGGAGCGGTCCGGCGTGTCCGCCGACCGTGTCGCCAACATCGGCGAGCACTTCCGGGCGATGGCTCGCGGCGAAGTCCGCGGCGCGTTCACCACGGCCACCGAGGCCGCGAACAGCATGGGCGGCAAGAAGCCGACCTACAACACGAAGGGCGCCGAGCTCGTCTACGAGGACGTGTACCGCGGCGTGATGGGCATCCTCGAGGAGACCTCGGTCGGCCTCCAGGTCGCCAACGTCATGGGATGCAGCTCGAACCAGCTCACGCTCCCGCGGTCCGACGAAGCGATCGACGCGAACTGGTACCTCGAGAACACGGAGATCGCTCCGGTCCTCATCAAGACCTCCCAGACGATCATCCCGATCAACAAGCTGGGCGCCCGCGTCCAGGTGTCGAACGAGCTGATCGAGGACTCGGTCTATTCCGTCGCCACGCTCGTCGCCCAGAAGGTGGCGTTCGCGTTCGCGACCGAGATCGACCAGGCGTGGCTCGACGGCAACGCCGGTGCCGGGATCACCGGCCTGACGACCGCCGTCACGCAGTCCGTGACGATCGGAGCCGCCGGCCTCACGCCGGCCGACGTGGCGAAGGTCCATGCCACGATCAACCCCTACGCCGTGAACCCCGTGTGGGTGCTGTCGCCGGAAGGCGTCGGCCTCCTCAAGGCCGCGGCGGCCGGTGCGATCGGGACGGACATCACCGCCCCGTCGAACCTGTCGATCTTCGGGATCCCGGTCTACATCTGCAAGCAGTTCACCGGCAAGACGATCGGCATCTTCGCCGACTTCAAGCAGCTCTCGACGGTGGCTGTCCGGTCGAACGGTCTCACCATCGCGGCCAGCCGCGAGCGGGCGATCGAGTACGACCAGACGGTGTTCGTCGCGACCCAGCGGCTCGGCATCGGCATGACCGGCGCCTCCTACGGTGTCCTCCTCAAGAAGCCCTGAGCCGGCTCCCAGATCCCCTCCGCGGGCCGGGAGTCGCCTCGGTGGCTCCCGGCCCGTTCTCTTGAATAGGTGATCCGTGAAGCTGGTCTCGAACGTGATGCTCGCCCCGCCGCGCGTGGAGCCCGTGTCGCTCACGGAGCTGAAGGAGCATCTCCGCATCTTGCCGGAGAACGCCGAGGACGACCTCCAGCTCCAGACGTTCATCGCCACGGCCCGCGCCGTGGTGGAGTCCCGACTCGGGTACGCCCTCTACGCGACCCCGTACCGGGCCACGTTCGAGCTGCGCCCCGGCGCCCAGCGGTGCATCTGCGGCGGGTGTACGAGCGGGCCTCCCGGGTATGACCTCCCGACGAAGCCTGTCCTTCACTCCGACGAGTACCCGGTGACGCTCACGCTCGACGGCGACCCGATGGCGCTCGACGCCTTCACGGTGGACGTGGACACGGGGACGGTCCGGCCGGTCCCGATGTCGGCGGCCCGCGCCGTCGTGACCTACTGGGCCGGCGTGGCCCCCGGGGCCTACGTCGCCCCACAAGCGAAGGTGGCGATCCTCATGCTCGCCGCTCACTGGTACGAGCACCGGACGGCGGTGGTCTCGGAGACGGGGGCGCAGGTGCTGCCGATGGCGGTCGAGATGCTCCTGGCGTCGATCTCCACTACCGGGAGGTACTAATGGCCCTCCCGGCCGGCCTCCTCCGCGAGCTGGTGGTGATCGAGTACCCGCTGGAGACGCGGAACTCCCTCGGGGAGTCGATCCAGACGTGGCACGAATACGCCCGCCGGAGGTGCCACGTCGAGGCGATCGGCTACTACGAGCAGACCCGCCGGCAGCAGGTCGGCGGCAGCGTGTCGCACGTCGTGCGGATGCGGTACTGCGAGGGCCTCACGGGCCAGATGCGGCTCCGGTGGGTGACCCGTGGCGGTCGCGTCCTCTACGTCTCCAGCGTGGTCGAGCGGAACAACCGCGAGGAGCACGAGGTCCAGGCGGAGGAGCGGGCGACGTGATCTCACTTTCCTGGCGTTCGGACTTTGAGCCGAACCTTTACGACGGCGACGAGCAGATCCGTGGTCTGATGGCACGGTACCGCGAGCTGCCGATCTACCTCGCGAAGCGGTACTTGAAGTCGTCTCTCGCGAAGTCAATCAAGCACGGCGTCCCGATCCTTCGGCGGAATACGCCGCCGATCGGCACCCGCCGCGGTCGGCGGAAGAAGGGCGAGAAGGCGAAGTCCACCGGCGCCCTCCGGCGGTCGGTCACGACCAGGAGCGGCCAGACCGGGAAGAACACCGACTTCAACATGTTCGTCTGGGCCGTGCTCGGCTACCGGAAGGGCGAGCAAAGCCGGAAAGCCATCTGGCTGGAGTACGGGACCAGCGGCGGCGTCCGGCCGGTCGCGATGATGGAGAAGACGATGCGGGAAATGGGTCCGGTTGCCGCGAGGACGCTCGCCGACCATATGGCGAAGTCGCTGGAATCCGCCGCGAAGGAGCTCCCAAAATACCTCGAGAAGCGGAGGACATTCTGATGTCATACCCCGAGCAATGGATCCGCGGAGCGATCGAGAAGGCCGCCGGCTGTCCGTCCTACCCGGTGGCCGTCCCGGAGGGTGTGCCGGTCCCGTTCGTTGTGTACCGGCGGTCCTCGACGGTGCGGGAGCGGGTGCTCGAGTACCAGACGGCCAGCCCGGTAGCCACGTTCGAGGTGTGGGTGGTGGCCGACTCCTACCTCGCGGCGAAGGACCTCGGGGAGCGGATCCGCCTCGGCCTCGACAACTTCAACGGGTCCGAAGGCTGTCTGACAATCGAACACGCCTACCTTACCGACGAGTCCGACGGCGAGGCCGACTACGACGAAGGCCAGGACAAGCCCACGTTCACGGTACAGCAGACCTACGAGGTCCGATTCCAGGAGACCCGCTAATGGCGACCGGCAACTTCGCAACATCGCACGCCACGACCTTCTCCTTCGGGACGCTCGCGCTGAAATGCACGGACATCTCGATCGAGGAGTCCTACCCGGAGCCGAAGAACGCCGCGGCGTCGAAGCTCGACGCCTCGACGCTCGACCTCGCGGTCGGTGCTGAGAAGGTCCAGGTCGCCGAGCCGCTCAAGGATGTGAGCGACGACGACGACTCGAAGACGACCACGGTGAACGTGACCTTCCTCGTCGGGCCGTCTGGTGCTCTTCCGGCCACCGGGACCGAGGCGTCTATCACCACGACCGGCGTGTCGGCCGGCACCTTCCGATGCACGAAGTGCCAGCAGACCCGCAAGGTCAACGCGCTGGTGGAGTGCCAGGCCACCTTCGTGAGCGTGCCGGCGACGGCTACGGTTACGCCGTAGCGTAGGAGGCCCGGATGCCAGGGATCACCTACGCCAACGGCGGCGCCATCTGCGTCTTCAACGGGCAGCAGATCGGGTTCCTCCGTAGCTTCGACATCGACGCCGGCGCCGTGCGTCTCGAGGACGCGACACACGGCGATAGCTTCGTGACTGGTACCGGGACGAGCTCCCGCGTGGTGCGGCAGTGGGACTGCACCTCCGTGGACCCCGTAACCATTACGGTCGAGTTCTTCGGCGAGCCGCCGGCGTATCTCTACGACCGCGGCGCGCAGGGGCAGCTCACGCTCGCCGTCGCAGGGAAGACGATCGTCGCCGACGCGATCCTTGTCAGCCACAGATACACCGGTCGGGTCGGTGAACTTACGGCCGGGACCGCGACGTTCACGCTCACCGGAAACGCCAACGACCTCATCGAAGTGTCAAAGTAGGAGGAGCCATGGCTCTTGATTGCGCGAAGTCCATCCTCGACCTCGAGGACCGTAAAAAGGCCGTGCCGTTTCACGTCAAGGCGTGGGGGCAGGATGTCTACCTCCGCGACCCTTCGGCGGCCGACCGCGACGAGTGGGAGGTGTACGCCCATGAGAACCGCGGGAAGTCCGTCCCGTGGCGCGCGAAGCTCGCCCAGGTGCTGCTATGCGACGAGAACGGCGAGCGGCTGTTCTCGTCGGCGGACGTTCCGAAGCTCGCCGGCAAAAACGCCGCAGCACTCCACGAGATATGGGAGCGCGGGCTGGAGCTCATGACGGTGACCGAGGAGGAGGTCGAGGCGATCGAGGGGGAATCCGACGCGACCCGATAGAAGCGTTCCTCTATCGGCTCGCGCTACAGCTCGGCATCTGGGACGTGGAGAAGTGGAAGAAGGAGATCACGCTCTCGCAGGTCCGGAAGTGGCTGGCGTTCTACCGGTTCGAGCCGTGGGGTAGCCCTTGGCGGATGGCCGGACGAATGACCTCCCTCATACGGGCGAGCAACGGAGCGAAGTACGACCCGCACGATGAGGAGCGGTTCCTTATCACCTACCGCGAAGGCGACGAGTATCGGCCGCGTGTGCCGATGACCGAGGACGAGATCAAGGCGAAGTTCGAGCAGTTGGCGAGGATGACAGATGGCGGCCACGATCGGTAAAGTCGCGGCGGTATTCACGGCGAACACGTCCGGCCTGACGGCCGGCGTGCGTCAGGCGTCGTCGTCGATGTCGTCCATGCAGAGACAGATCAGCGGTCTTCAGTCCAGCCTCAACGGACTGAAGGCGATTGCCGGGGCGCAGCTCTTCGGGTCCGTGATCGGAGGCGCGGCGTCCGCCGTTCGGGCTCTTGCCGGTCTCGGTGCCAGCGCCGGCGGCGCTCTCTCGGCGGCGGTGGCCGAGGCGACCTCGCTCGGCGAGGAGACGAGCAAGTCCGCCGTGATCTTCGGTGAGTCGGCCGCGGCCGTCGCCGCGTTCGCGAGGTCCGCAAGCCAGATCGGCCTCGCCGAGTCGGCAGCCCTCCAGGCGACCGGGACCTTCGGGAACCTGTTCACCGCGATGGGCCTCGGCCGCGACCAGGCGGCGAGCTACGCGACCACCCTCACGACCCTCGGGGCGGACCTCGCGTCCTTCAATAACACGTCCGTGGAGGACGCGATCACGGCACTCGGGGCCGCCCTCCGTGGCGAGTCCGAGCCGATCCGCCGGTTCGGCGTGCTCCTCGACGACGCCACGTTGAAACAGGAGGCGCTGGCCCAGGGGTTGATTACGTCCACCACTGGATCGCTCACCCCGGCGATCCGGGCGCAGGCTGCCTACGCGGTGATCCTCCGCCAGACGGCGGCGGCACAAGGGGACTTTGCCAGGACGAGCGGCTCGCTCGCGAACCTCTCGCGGATCATTTCCGCCCAGACGAAGAACGTATTCACGACCCTCGGGAGTTCGTTCGAGCCGCTGTATAGGGCCGTCGCTGGTGGTGTGTCGCAGGTGCTGACGGCCGTCGGCCCTCTCTTCGGGCAGATCGCCGCCGGCATCCGGTCGAGCGTGGACGTGATCGCCGGAGCGATTCAGTCGCTGATACCGCAGTTCACGGCGTTCATCGGTACCGTAGACGGCGCAACCATCGGTAACGCGATCGGTGGGGCGATCCTCGACGGTGCTAGGTCGCTGGCGGCGGTGGCCGACTACTTCATAACCAATAGCGGGAGCGTGTTCGCGTACCTCTCGGACGTGGTGGCCCAGTGGGGGCCGGCGTTCGACCTCGGAAGCCGTGTCGCTCAGGCGTTCTTCGGCGCCGCGAAGGCGTTCGAGTTCTTCGGGAACACGATCGGCGGGGCCTTCTCCGACATCGTCGCCGGACTCTACGGCGCCGCGGCCGGAATCGCGGACGTGATCCCCGGCTTCGGTGACCTCGCGGCCGAGTTGAAGGAAAGCGCCAAAGGCTGGGAGGCCGCCGGCGACAACTTCCTGGAGTCCGCGAACCGGAACATATCGGCCTCCGGTGCGGCCTTTGGCTCCGCGTTCTCGTCTGGCGTGGCGGATGCCGCGACGAGGTCCGCCGGCCCCGTGACAACGGCACTCGACCGCGCCGCCGCCGGCCTTGCATCCACCACGACAGCCGCCGCGAACTCAGCCGCCGCGACACTCTCGAACGCCACGTCGAAGCCGGTCGAGGTGAAGCAGACCGTCGCGGTGAATGTCGACCAGGCGGTGAAGGGGATCGACTCGCGATCCCAGGAAGGGGTCGCGGAGATGTTCAGGATCATTCGCGGCGCCAGCGGCAACGTCCAGGAGCGGCAGCTCGACGCCTTGAACCGCATCGCGGACAACACCAACGACCTCGGCGGCGACGTGGCCGAGTTCGCCCTCCCGTAAGGTGACATATGGCGGTCGTGAGCGTTACGGAACTGGCAACGAATCAATCGAGCGGGAAGTGGGGCGAGTCGCTCCAGCTCACGCGGACATTCATGATCCGCACGGACAAGCCGTTCACACCCCACGGCCAGATCGTGGCGGCCGTCGGGGCTCAGTGGGGCAACCCGCATCCGTACAACACGGACTGTAAGCTCCTCGAGTTCACGCTCGCGCCGGCCGACGATGTGGGGCTGCGGTGGAAGTACGTCTGCTCCTACTCCGTGCCGCCTCGCGGCAGGAAGCTGAAGGAGAACGCCGAGCCGGAGGACTTCTGGGAGGCGACCGGCGGCGTATCGACGGTGCCGGCCTTCACCGACACCAGCGGCGACACTATCACAAACTCCGCAAAGGACCCGCTCGAAGGGCTGTCCCGCGAGCGCGCGGAGATGACGTGGACGCTGGTCAAGTTCTACAAGACCGCCGCGTGGGAGGCCGACGCTCGCGCCTACTCCAACACCGTGAACTCCTCGTCGTGGGCTGGCGGCGCCGCCCAGACGTGGAAGTGTGACTTCCAGGGGGCGAAGCTCCGCGAGATCCAGGCGATCGAGGACGACCCAGGGACGGAGGTGTCCGAGGAAAAGATAACGCAACTCGTCGAGACGCGGTGGGAGTTCCGCTACGAGCCGGACACATGGAAGCTGAAGCCGTGGGACGTGGGCTTCATGGAGATCGGTTCGGACGGAAAGCGGAAGGCGATCCTCGGGTCTGACGGGAAGCCGGTGAAGCAACCCGTCGCCCTGACATCGTCCGGCGCTGCCGCAAGCGCCGGCACGGCGCCGAGTGTGATCCGCAACGGCGACGGCGCGGAGGTTTATAAGACCAACGACTTCTCTGCGACGTTCGGCACCCCGAAGATCGTGTGACATGGCGAAGCTCTACGGACTCAACGAGGACGCGGCGCGACGTATTGGAGCGGCAACGCTCGCCTATGAGCGCGGGAGCCGCGACGCGCCGCCGATTCGATTCCGGCCGGGCGGCGACGACGGCGACCCGGTCCGAATCGGAAAGACGACCACGGCGTGGAAAAAGGGAACGCTACAAACGATCAAACTACGTGAGGACGGCTCTCCTCCCAACGAAACAGTAAACGCTGACGGCGAAGTGCTCGACGATTGCGTCAACAAGTTTGCGGACATAGAGCAAGACAAGTGGGTGATGCTTGCGAGGGCGGCGAATGGGTTCTGGTACGTGATCGCCGCGGAGTGCTGACGTGCTGCTCCCGTGCATAAAATGCCTTTGTACCGAGTGTAAGTGCAAGAAGTGCGTCCAGTTATCAATATCCGGAGGCGTGGATAGTGCGATATGCCCATGCGCGGCATTCAGCCCGCGCACGTTTGCGCCGATCATTGGAACCTACGAAAGCGAAGCCACTCTGGGAGGTAGGCTCTATCACTGCGTCCATCGTTTTAGGTTGGCTTGCGCAGGGGACGTGTACATCTCTTTCCCTCGCGTGAAGGTTCCTCCGGGGTCATCGTTGGACGCGACGCCGTTGTCGGGAAACGCAGTGGTATTGATAGACGTTCCCGGGGCGTTTTCGGCAAGGTATGAGCGCGAAGTAACTTCGTGCGTTCCCCCATCGATCACGTTCACGAGCGCGGACATGGTCGCGTCGACCGGTGACGTGGACCAGTGCGGATCGTTGTCTTTCATTTTTGCGCAATGCCCAAACCCAGACGAGGTGTGTTGCTGCGTCGACGGCGTAGAGCCGGCTCGGATGTCGCTCGCGGCGTGTGCGAACGCGGGCGGTACTGAAATGCCGGCCGCGGCCTGCGATCCTCTCCCATTTACGGCGTCGACGGTTCGGATTGAATGGTGCAACATGTCGATGGAGTTGGACGCTTTTACTGGTGGAGTTGGTGAGAAATCAAGAGAAGATACATCTCCCACGTGCAAACCGGACCTAAAAAATATCACTGCGGTTCTCTCGTCTGTGTCGATTAAGAAGCCGTGGAAGGAGTGCTACTATACAGACAGGATGGAGGTGACCACTGTTGTGTCCGGTGAGCTCCAAACCCTAACGACCGGCGAGATCTACAAGGACGGAGTGCAGATCGGCACGGACTCGTTTCTAAGGAACTGGAACTTCATCTGGCGGAGTATCGACGTTGGAAGCGACACCACCGGCCCGGCTGCCGTGTCGCTTGGGTTTGGCGGCACGCAGTTCCCGAACTTCTGCGGGGTAAACGGCCACCATATCTGCGACGTAAAGCCCGTCGTGCGTGTCACGCTGAGGTAGGGAATGTTTCTAACCGAGCAATCCGTCGCGGCGTTGTGCGAGACGCACGGCATCACCCGCGAGGCGTTCGCTGCGTGCGTCGTCGAGGATCTTGGGGGTGTGCTGCGTGTTGACACCACGCACCCAGCGTTCCCGCGAGAACAGCAGAAGCGCCCCGGCCTCGGCGACATGGTCGCCGCCGGCCTCTCCGCGGTCGGCCTGACGAAGGAGCGGGTCTCGGCCGCCCTCGGCCGGGACTGCGGCTGTAAGGGCAGGCAGGAGGCCCTAAACGCCGCCGGACGGCGATTTGGGATCGGTTGATTCGCTCCGCCCGCCGGCTACGGTGTACGTCCGACCAGCCACGGAGGGACTGATGGCCGCCGCCGACCCGATCACCGAGATGGCCCGCCGATTGTGCCGCCGCTGGCCGGAGGCCACGGCCCGCGCCCTATCCCGCCGGCTCGTCGAGGAGGCGAAGGGGGCGATCACGATCGAGCAGGCCAGGTGCCGGATCCGCTACCAGCTCGGGTCGGCCGGAGCGGTCCACCGCGCGAAGTCCCCGGCGGCGCCACGCCCGCCGAGGAGGTCCGCCGAAGGGGCGCCGATGCCGACCTCGCGGGCTACCCCGTGGGTGCCATACCGCCTCGAGAAGCCGGGCCGAGTCGGGATCCTCTCCGACACGCACGTCCCCTACCACGACGAGCGAGCTGTCCGCGCCGCCGTCTCGCACCTCGAGGGGATCGACGCTCTGGTGCTGAACGGCGACATCGCGGACTTCTACGCGATCTCGCGGTGGATGAAGGACCCGACACAGCGGGACTTCAAGGGTGAGCTCCAGGAGGTGCGCGACTTCATCGCGTGGCTCCGCGGCCGGTTCCCGAAGATCCCGATCGTCTACAAGGCGGGGAACCACGAGGAGCGGTGGAAGCATTGGTTGTGGCAGCACGCTCCCGAGATCTCCGACGAGCCGATGATGTCGCTCTCGGCGTGGCTCAAGCTCGACGCCCACGACGTAGAGCTGGTCGAGGACCAGCGTCCGATCATGGTCGGCCGCCTTCCGGTGCTCCACGGCCACGAGCTGCCGAAGGGGCTCGCGGCGCCGGTGAACGTGGCCCGCGGCGCGTTCCTCCGCACGCTTTCGACGGTGATGGTCGGC